CGCGGCGTTGATGGCCGCGAGGATGCCGGCGCAGATGGCCGCCAGCGAGGAGGTGACGACGGTGTAGGTGACGGGGATGGCCGTGCCCGCGGTGCCCACGAGGCTGAAGCGGTAGGTGAAGCCGATGGGCTGCACCACCGGCACGATGGTGATGGTGGGCACCGGCTTCAGGGTGCCCTTGCCGATGAGCACCTTCGGGGGCCGCGGGTTGGCCGAGAAGACCTTCGCCGCCGCCTTGTACTCGGGCGTCGAGGTGGCGAAGTCGGTCGCGACGCTGGTGGCGTCGGAGTACTCGCGCACCACGTCCGCCGCGTTGCCCGTCAGCCAGGCGCTGGCCGAGTTGCTCAGGATGAGCGGCGTCCCGAAGCCCGCCTGCGTGGGGTTCGAGGTGGCGGCGGTGATGGAGACGCTGACGACATCGGAGAGGGTGCCCATGGCGGAACTCCTTGGCTACTCGGTGACGGTGACGCTGGCCTCGTACGTCGAAATGTACCCGACGGCTGCCGCTGCCGTCTGCCGGAGGATGACACGCACCTCCAGCACTGCCTGTCCGTACCACTTCCCGCTGTCCACGACAGGCACCCATCGCACCGGGCCCGCGTCCAGCACGCCGATGCCCGCGGCGTTGAGCGCGCTGCGCACGGGCGGCAGGCGGAGGGCCATCTGGGCGGCGTTGGCCACGGCCCGGGCGGTGGCGTCGCCGACGGTGGTGGGGGCGAAGCAGGCGACCGAGATGGTGCACTCCCGCCAGCCCCGCGTCTCGTAGACGATCTCCGTGCCGGCGGGGCGCCCGGCGTCGAAGTCCCAGCGCAGCTCGTCGAGCGCCCCGAGCGGCTGCAGGTCGCCCACGGAGATGACGGCGCAGGGCCCGGGGAACTTCGAGGGGCCATTCTGGTTCGCGAGGTAGACGCTCCCCGGCTCGAGGCCGGTCGCCTGCTGCACCCACGAGACGAGGGCCGACTCGAAGGCCTCGTAGGCGGCGCCCAGCGCAGCGGCCTCGAGCGACCAGGTGAAGGTGGCCGGCATCTACGCGGGCCTCACGAGGATGGCGCGCCAGAAGTTCCCGCTGTTGCTCCAGTTGGCGCAGGACTCGACCTGGTGGGCCCGGCCGTCGATGGTGACGAGGTCCGGCTCGCCGGTGTCCACGGTGCGCAGCTCGGTGGCGGTGAAGCAGGCCAACACCTCGCCGTTGCGGAAGCCGTCGGGCAGGCGCTGCAGCTCGAGCCCCTTCAACGGCTGCACCGCGGCGGTGATGGTGAACTGGGTGCCCGCGGCCACGGTGCGCACGCCGTCGACGTACGTGGTGAGGCCCGGGCGCGTCACCGTGTAGGTGCCCGTGCTGAGCAGGTCGAGCACGTCGCTCATGTCCTCGAAGGCGGCCATCAGGCTCCGCCCGTGTGGACCACGTAGCTGATGCTGTTCATCAACCGCCCGGTGTCGATCAGGGGCCGGCTGCTGCCCTTGCGCGCGATAGTGATGGGCGCGTTGGGGACGAAGTTGGAGCCGGTGGTGATGCGCCGCTTCACGTCGGCGGAGGCCCGCTGACCGAGTAGCCCGAGCGCTTGCTCGACCGACAGCTTGCCGCGCAGCACCTGGGGCGCCATACGCTCGAGCAGCCGGCGCCAGTCGTCGCGCTTCGCGTCGAAGGTGCTACGCAGGAAGGGCCTCGAGGGGATGCGCTTCTGCGGCACGCCGAACTCGTGGATGACGGCGAGCGCCACGTTGTCGAGGCCCTCGCCCCGCGAGGTGGTGGGGCTGGTCCTCGTGGTGGTGGTACCGGCGACGCCACCGCGGGCCCCGGTGATGCGGCCCTCCTTGTCCTTCGAGACGCGCGCCTCACGCCCGCGGCGCACGCTGGTGCGCCCCTCAGCGGCCCCGAGCACGCCCACCTTGACGTAGGGCTTGCGGCTGAGCTGCTCGCGCATCTTGAGCAGCTGGCTCAGCCCCTTGTCCTTGATGACGAGGCGGGTGCGGGCCATCAGAGCACCTGGCCTTTGGTGATGAAGCCGTGCCAGTGGCCGCTGTTGGACGCGTCGACCGAGGGCGTGCAGCTCAGCACGAGGAAGTTGTCCCCCGTGCGCAGCCACAGCTTGCCGTCGTTGAGGTCCATCGCCGGTGGGCCGCCGTCGAGCGGGTTGCTGAAGGGCACCACCAGGCGCGTCTCCCGTGGCGTGCCGATGCAGCACGGGCACTGGAAGGACACGGCCTGCCCGTGCCGGCCCTCGTGAGCCACCCAGTGTGGGTCGAGCGCGAGCAGCCGCATCACGTCACCGCCGTACGCGCACCGAAGAGGCGCACCAGCCGGTAGTACTCCTGGCCGTACTTGGTGGTGGCGAGCGCCCCTCCGCCGCTCTGCGCGTTCGCCTGCAGCACCGCGTACGTCTTCGAGACGCCGCCCACCGAGACGCTCTGTAATGGTCCGGGTGTGGCCGCCCCGCCGCTGCGCAGGTACCGGGTTGTGGCCTGGTGCGCCGCGAGCTGCACGGCCAGGCGGTCGGCCCGAGCCTGGCTGCCAGCCGCGACGGGGCCCACCTCGAGCTCGACGTCGACCCAGATGGCGGCCCACTGCGCGTCCGTCACCGCCGAGAGCTCGGGGGCGACCAGCAACACGTCGGCCTGGTCGACGGTGAGGGCCACGGGAGGGCTACTCCTTCTCGGTCGGGTCGATGGCCTTCAGCTGCGCCGCGATGGCCTTCGCCACGTCGGGGCGCTTCTCGCCCTTCGCCCAGGTGTGCAGCAGCTCGGCGGTGACGGTGGCCTTCACCACGTCGATGGCCGACTTCTGCGTCATCTTGCTGATGTCCTCGGACATCACCGGCTGGCCCTTCGCCTCGAGCACTTCGAAGGTGCCATCGTCCACCAGCGCCTTGAAGGCCGGGAGCTGGAGGGCCTTCTCCCACTCCACTGCGTCCACGTTGTTGATGCCGGGGAGGAAGGTGAGGCTCTCTCCGACGTGATGCAGGCGATCCGCGTTGTGCTTGACGAGCATGGTGGTGTTCTCCGGTGACGTGACGAGAGAGGAGGCGGGGCTTGCAGCGCGGGGATGCGCTGTCCTTCTCCTCTATGAAACGCCCCACCCGGTGAGGCTGTCGTGGTCCGGGTGGGGCCCTGCGATGTAGATCAGATGCCGTCGGCGTAGAGGACCGCCAGCGGGTAGAAGCACTGCACGCCGCCGGTGCGCGCGTGGCACAGGACGACGGTCTCCAGCCCGCGCACCTCGGGCGGCAGCGACTCGAACTCCTGCGACATGATAAGGACGAGGGCGTCCGGGTCGCGCTTGTAGATGAGCATGCGGTCCGTTGCGCCGCTCCCCGCGCCCGTGAGCTTCTCCCAGGCCTCGACGTTCTTGATGTACGGCGAGTTCCGCAGGAAGAACTGGAGGATGGTCGTATCGCTGCCCGCCTGCAGCGGCGTGCTGGAGATGTAGGCGTACTGCGACACCGGCAGCACCAGGGTGTCGGGCTTCTCGACCTCCTTGGTGGTGGTGACGACCTTGGCGACCGCCGCGTTCATGTCGCGGATGACCTCGATGGGGAGCTTCGTGGTGCCCCAGATGATGGCGCCGCCCGTGCCCGCGGTGACGGTGTAGGTCTGGGCGTTGGGGATGTTCAGCAGGCCGATGAGGCCGGTGGCGGTGTCGCCCACGGCGGCGATGCTGTCGATCTTGTCCTCGATGGCCTTCCGGGCCGCGTTCGCCTTGCGCTGCTCCAGCGGCTTGCCCGCCATGCGCGCGGCGCGGATCTCCTGCAGCGAGTAGCCGTAGCTCGAGCCGATGGACTTGAGGGTGGTGGTGAACTGCTTGCCCTTCACGTCGGCCCTGGGCAGGTCGTCGGCGTAGCTCGCGATGATCTTCGCGACGCCCACCGAGTCGTACTGCGAGTACGTCACCACCTCGGCGCCCGGGTCGACCGAGTTGTCCACCGGCACCAGCATGCGGCCCTTCTGCTCCGCATACTTGACGTCGTAGGACTTCGCCCGAATCTGCTCGAGCTCACGCGCGAAGAAGATGTTCTCCGCGGCGTCGAGGTGGGGGAGGTTCAGCTTCTTCAGCATCTTGCTCATGGGGTGATCCTCAGGTCAGCGGGTGGGTGGGCCGGCTACGGCAGGTTGACCTCGACGACCGCATACGCACCGAGCGCAGCGGAGGTGAGGAAACGCGCCGCGGTCCACGCGACGGCGGTGGCGGTGTCGGCCGAGGCACGGAAGGCGCCCTTCTGCGTCCCGCCGGCGCCCGCGGTGTGGCGGACGAAGACGGGGCTGGCCGGCGTCACGGCCTCCTCGACCTGCACGAAGATGCGGCCCCGCTTCAGCGTGTTGATGGCGTACTTCGGCGGGATGCCCGCGCCCGCCGGCGAGCTGGCGACCTGGCTGGGGTCGACCTGGTGCGTGTGCACCGTGATGCCGACGATGACGGACGAGCCGTTCACCATCGCCAGCGCGCCCCAGTCCGCGGCGCCCTTCGCCACGGCGACGCCGAAGGGGAGGTTCGCGGAGGCCTCCTCGGAGATGTAGCTGAGGATGTCGTTCTCACCGGAGTCCGCGAGCATCCCGGCGAAGGCGTTGGTCTGGTACGTCGAGTAGGCAGTCTGGCTCATCGTCTTCTCGGGGTGCGGCGGGGTGGGGTGCGGCTAGGCCTTCGTGGTCGAGAGGGGCTTCTTCCAGGCGTTGCGGCTGGCCTCGAGGAACTTCTCCCGGGCCGCGTCGGAGTCGAGGTGCTCGACCTGCTTGTCCTCGGCGTCCAGCTTCGACGCGTCCTTCGCCCAGGCGCTCTCGTCCTCGCCCTCCGCCGACTCCAGCGCGGCGTCGAAGCGGGCCTCGAGGTAGGCCTCCGACTTGCCGTCGAACTTCACCTCGGGCAGCAGCTTTGCCAGAACGGCCAGGCGCACGCCCTTGGCGTCCAGCGCATCCAGCTTGGCCTCCGCGCCCAGCACCTTGCGCGCCTTCGCGTCGAGCTCCGCGCGCGCGGCCATGTCGGCGCGCACCTTCGCGGGCAGCTCCTTCGCGGCCTCCTGCGCCTTCTTCAGCTCGTCGGCCAGGCCGTCCATCTTCGCCTGGGTGGCGTCGGCGCGCTTCTCCGCCGCGTCCAGCTTCTCCTGCGCCGCGGCCGCCGACTGCGCCAGCTTGGCCTCGTACTTCGCCAGGGCCTGCGCGAAGGCCTCGGTGCTGGGGTCGTAGTCCACGCCATCGATTCGGATCGTCTTCATGGTGGTTGTCCCTCTGGCGCCGGGCGCCACGGTGGTGGTGTCGGGATCGTTAGCACCCGGGTTTTCTGCCTGACAGGGCCGATCGACCGCGGTGGCTGCCCCGTCCATGCGCACGCGCACCTCCTCGCCTGCCCGCCCACGGGCGACGATGGCCACATGGTTGCCCCGGATGTTGCGCTGGATGGCGTCGTACCGATGGCCCTGATGCTCGCCCGCCACCTCCTCGAGGTCGCAGGTGTAGCCGCAGGAGACCTGCTGCGCGTCCTTGCGCTCGATCTTCTCGATGAGGCCCGCGTCGGTGACGAGCAGCGAGGCCCGCACCTTGTCGCCGTCGGCCCGAACTGACTCGGAGACGGCCCCGCGCGAGTACTGGGTGGTGTTGCTCGCGTCCAACATCACGGGCGGGTGCTCGTCGGTCACCGGCACCATCGAGAAGGTGGTGAGGCTGTCGGCCTTGAACACTTCGTCCGCGGGCCGGAGCTCGCGCCGCTTGGTCCCGTCGGGCTGCAGGTACTCGAAGACGCCCGTGCGCGTGAGGTAGCCGTCCAGGCGCAGCCAGCCGTTGCGCTGCTTGACGGGTTTGGCCAGCTCGCCGCGGTCAAATCGGATCGCCATGCCGCCACGCTGCCCCAGTGCACGCGATTGCACTAGGGGCGATCAGACGGGCGGGGTCAGGCCTCGGGCGACGTAGAGCTGGCGCAGCAGGTGGAACATGGCGGCCGGAGCCGTCGAGGGTGTGCCACCTACCGCGGCCATGCGGGCCTCGAGGCTGAGCCAGTCGGCGTGCTCGGGCGTGCCAGCAAGGACGAGCGCCCAGCCGTCGCCCAGCACGCCGTCGGCATAGACGCCTGCGCGCACGAGGAGATCGCCGGACTGAGGAACGTGGAGCATCGTCATCATCTAACACCAGCTTTACGCAGCAGGGCCTCGAGCGCAACGCGAATGCCGGGGCTGAAGCGCAGATCCACCCAGGCTGCACCCCGCTGGGGGTGCAGGAGGAAGGCGTAGGCCTCTGCGAACGTCTCGGAGGCGCCATGGAAGTGGTGGGTGAAGTAGGAGTTGTAGGACTTCCGGCCCTCTGTGGACTTGACCCACGCCGCGTGCGCCTGGCGGAAGTCGGCGCCGGTGGAGGCCCGCTGGAGGGCGTCATCCAGCGCATGACCGAACTCATGCCGGGTGACGTGGGCGGTCCACTCCGGGGTATGCCCGTCGGCCACCATCATGGCCTTCTGCCCGGGGGAGTAGGCGCCCTCCACCACGTTCCAGGAGCGCCCATCGAAGGTCTTCTGCCCTGGTCGGAACACCCCGCGGCCAGCTGCAGCGTCCACCGCGACCACGCCGCCGTCGCCGATGCTGATGGTGATGCCCGCGTCGGCCACCTTCTGGAGCGCCGCAGCAGGGAGACCCTCGAGCGCCTCGACCGCCGCGACGTGGCGGCCACTGGCCTGCGGCTCCACCCACAGCTTCTCGCCGAAGATCCCCGCGGCCTGGGGCGCCAACTGGACGGCTTCTTGCGCGGCCGGCCCCTGCACCTTCACGGGCGGTAGCTCGGGCTTCGGTGGCACCCGCGGCTCCTTGGGTTCCTCAGCCGGCGCCTTGCCCTCGAGCGAGTCGAGCAGCCCGGACACGTCGGGGTCGGCGTAGCAGCGGCAGTTGGGGTGCACCTCGCCGGGCGCGCCCACCGCCGGCGGCTTGTCCCAGGCGAAGCGCTTGCCGTCGAGCGGGGCGCAGACGGGGCAGAGGCGCTCGTCCGCCGCGGTCGCCCAGATGAAGTGCGTGAGACCCAGGTCCTTCTGCCGCACCTCGTTGAGGTTCGCGTAGAACTTCCCCACCTGGTCGCGGGCGATGAGGGCGGCGCGGCTCTCGGCCACGTTGAAGCGCTGTTCGATGGCTTCCGAGAGCGTCTCCCAGCGATCTCCGTCGGCCAGGCCCTGCAGCACGACCTGCTGGACCTGCGCGAGCGACTGCTGCGGGATGGTTCGAATCAGCGCCACGTTCGCGTCGGTGAACTGCTCGATGCGCTTGCCCAGCTGAGGGTCGCCGATGGGCACCTCGACGCCCACCGCGGTGCGGAGCTGGCGAGCGAGCTGCTCCCGGTGCCAGTCCGCGGTGCGGTTGGCCACGGGCGTCACGAGCGCCTTCAGGTGCCCCTTCTGGAAGGAGCCGCGCTCGAGCACGGAGAGAAGCGAGGCCACGTCATCGTCGACCGCGTCAGTGCGCACGCTGAGCTCGCGGGCGGCCTGTACGTGGCGCTGGATGGCCGGGTAGAGGGCGCGCCGGGCCGCGTCGCGCATGGCTCGCACCAGGTCCAGCAGCGTCCGCGTGTAGCCCACGCCCACGGCGGTGGGGTGCAGGGCGCGCGGCATGCGGCGCCGGCGCGGCTTCCTGCCCGTCACCATCTGGACGTGGCGCCGGCGAGCCTGGACCAGGTAGTGGATCACGCCGCGTCTTCCTCGGGCTTCTCCCCGCCGGTGCCTCCGAGGGTGTTCTCGGTGGCGGGCTTCTCACCCGGCTTCGGTGCATCGCCCGGCTTCGGGGTGCCCATCTGCTCGGCCATCTGGTCCGCCGACTGCTGGGCGGCCTCCATCGCCACCTCGCGGGCCTCGTCGTCCAGCTGCGTCTCCATCGACCACTCGTCCCCGCCGAAGCGGCTGACGGCGATCTCCTCCGGCAGCACCACGCCGGCGTTGATGTAGATCTGGTCGGTCTGGGCCTGCTTGTTGCGCAGCTCCGCGTTCTCCGCATCCGTCATCTGCCAGAGGGGCTTGAAGCGCACCCGCCACTGGCAGGGCTCGACGCCGTCGGTGGGGCCGTCCTTGGCCAGCATGATGAGGCGCACCAGGCGGTTCAGCTTCGGGCGCAGCGTCCGCTCCCGATCGCCGGCGACGGCGTCGTAGTACCAGCGGATGTCCGCGGCCCCGGTGGCGTTGAGGCCGGCAGGGGAGGTGCCCATCAGCAGGGTGACGGGCATGCGCGCAGCCGCGGCGAGCCGGTTGGTCAGCCGGTCGAGCAGCTCGGGCAGGCCGGACAGCGGGGTGGCCTTGCGCTCGAAGTCCTCGTCCTTGTCGATGATGAGGGCCCGCGCGACCGAGCGCGACATGTCGATGGTGCGCGCCCGGGCCAGCACCACGTCGTCGTCGCCCGACATGAGCAGCTCGGCGAGGCCGGCCATCTTGAACACGGCCTGGGCGAAGTCCTGCACGAGGATGCCCGCTGCCTGGAACGAGGACTGGAAGTCGCTCACCTTCTCCAGCACGCGCACCAGCACCGAGTCGCCCCAGCCGCGGCGGGCGGCGCGCTGCCGCGTGGACACCACCACGCCGTAGAAGGGGATGATGCGGGACTCGTGCACCTCGAGCTGCTGCGAAGTGCCCCCGCCCACCGTCTCGCGGGACACGCGGTAGTGGGACACCTCGCCGAACTTCGGGCTAGTGATGGTGCGGTAGTACCTCGAGGGCCAGCACTCCCGGGGGCGCAGCACCTTCAGCCAGGGGAGGGACTTGATGCGGCGCTCGTCGAGCGGCTTGTCGAAGGTCTGCCCGTCGTCCGCGCCCAGCAGCAGCGCCGAGCCCCCGTAGGCCCGTGCGTACTGGCGCGCCTTCATGACGGTGCTGGTGACGTCGAGGTCATCCAGCCGGGCCATGAGGGCCTCCGCCATGTCCGAGGCCGTGTCGTCCTCCGTGGGGTCGCTGATGGGCCGCGGGGTGGGCTTCGGGATGGGCGGCGCCAGCGTCGGGGGGCCGAATGCGTCGGTCCTGTCGGGCGCGTCGGGCGGCTCGGCCGGGTCAGCGTCCGAGACGATGACGTCGAAGCCCTCGCGGAGCTCTGCCTCAGGCGCGGTCTCGATGATGCGGGCGCAGATGTCGTCGCCCAGCCAGAGATCCTCGCAGGTCTGCTCGTCCAGCTGGTCGCTGGCGAAGCGCGCGCCCAGGCGCTTGTCCCGGCTGACACTGCCGAGCGCCGTGTAGATGTTGCTCCAGCCGTCGCTGCGCGGCACTGCCTTCGGCGCCTTCTTCGCTCGAGCCATGGCCTGCACCCTACAGCCTCAAAGCGTGGCTGTCGCCCGGGTGCGCGCACGCGCGAAGGCCTTCTCGTCGACCAGGTGCGCGAAGCCCTGGCTGACCGAGTCGGCCTGGTCGTCGTGGACGCCGGGCAGATCCTTCAGCTCGCGGATGAAGGCCTCATTCCACGGGCCCCGCAGCAGGTAGACGCCGCCGGCGGAGGCGATGCTGCTGAGCGGCTTCCAGTAGACCTCCTTCGGGCCCGTCTTCCGCACGCCGATCACGTTGTACCCGAACAGCACCCGCGTCTTCGCGCTCCAGATGGACGCCTTGCCCGCGCTGCCGGGCTCCTGCTCGATCAGCACCGAGACGCGCTTCCCGTCCAACTCGGCCGTGGCCTTGATGCGTCGCTCGGTCGGGCCCGGGTCCTCACGGAAGCGCTCGACGTCAGCCACCCACACCCTGCGCTCCTCGTTGGCCAGGCGCTCCACCGCCATCTTCGTGCCGACGCTCCAGTCTGGGTCCTCCCCGGGTTCCTCCTCCGTGGCCGCCACGTCCCAGCTGCGCAGCCAGGTGAGGCCCGCGGGCACCTCGTCGACGATCTTGAACCACTCGGGCCGGAAGTAGTTGCCGCCGTGCGCCGCGTCCCAGTCGCCCTCGCCGAGCTGCTTGCGCGTGACGGGGTCGAGGCGGGCCATCTGCATGGCGTAGGCATCGACGTCGAGGCCGACGTTGTCCTCCCGGAAGCTGGGCACGAAGTAGCTGGGCTCGGCCTCCCTGCCCACCGAGCGCGCCGCCTCCTGCGCGTCCGACGAGGCCGGAGAGGCGTAGATGGGTGGATCGGGCAGGGGCACCTTGCTGAAGCGCGCCCGCTTGATGTCCTCGCGCACGTCGCTGCCGGTGCCGAGGTGTTTCGCGTACTCGATGAAGCGGCGCTTGATCCACTCGTGGCCCACGCCGCCAGGGTTGGCGGTTGCCCGCATGCGGATAGGCACGGGCATGCCTTTGAGTCGGCGGAGGCGGCTGAACAGGTAGCGGTAGGCCGCCTCCCTCCACTGCCCGGCCTCGTCGATTCCGCAGAACTGGAAGGCCGCGCCCTGGTAGCGCTTCTCCACCTCGGCGGGCGACTGCGCGTAGCCGAAGTGGATGGTGGCCGGCGCCCCCTTCGTGGGGAACTTCCAGGCGCTCTCGTCCGCATCCCACCAGGCCGACGTGCCCAGCAGCCAGGCATTCGCCCTCGCAAGGATGGCGTCCGGCTTGAGCATGTCGGGCTTCGACAGGCGGAACAGGCCCGCGCTGTACCCGGGCACGTCCACGTACTGGAGCGCCGCCATGAGGAGCGCGTCCGACTTGCCGCCGCCCGCGGCCCCGCCGAAGAGCGCCTCCTCAGCCTCCAGCCCGAGGAAGACCTGCTGCCTCGGCGAGGGAGGGTGAGGCACCCATGGCCTGATCACCGCCAGCGTCTTCGTCAGGCGCCGCTCGCGACGTGTGCGCAACCGCTCCCGGGCCAGCTTCTTCAGCGATGGCGATGAGGATGCGCTCGAGAATCTCCGGCTCATCGGCGAACTCCTCCTCCAGCCGGTCGAGTGTCGACGTCAGCTCCGAGGTGACCTGCACACGCACTTGCTGGGAGTACCGGCGATCCAGCACCGCGAGCAACGGAAGCGGGTCGGCGCCGTCGCCCCCATCCTTCTTGGCGCGCGTCCGCTGCTGAGCACGCAGCAGCAGGCGCTGCACCACCGCCGCCCGGGCCCTCGTGACCGCCTGTAGGAAGTCCGCGAATTTCCCTCGCTTCTCCTTGCGGCCCCGCGTCATCCAGTGCCCAACGGTGTTGTGATCCACCCCCAGCATCTCGGAGACCGTCTCGATGGTGGCCCCGCTCCTGAGTTGCTTGCAGAACGCAGCCTGCATCTCGGGAGTGAGCTTGGTTGGTCGTCCGGCTGGCATGCTTCATCCTAGCGTTGCCGGAGTGCAATCGCGTGCACTCGCGGAGGTGAGGTGCTGCTGCGGTGGTTCGCCGGCCAGGAGGGGGCCGACTTCTTGACCGGGACGCCCGCTGCCCGGGGTCGCGACGAAGGTACCCGGTGCGAGGGCCAGCGCACAGGTCACTTCGACACCGCGCAGGCGACCAGCTGCTGGGTGCTCACCTCGGGGCAGGTGGTGACGACCTGGAGCTCGACCACCTGGCCGTCCAGCTCGGCCGTGAGATGGCCGCGGTAGGCCGGGTCCGACTTCCCCAACCCGACGCCCGCCTCGAGGCGCCAGCGCCCATCATCGCAGGCCACCGGGGCACCAGGGGCCAGGCGCACGGTGGTGCCCGCCTCGCACGTGCCCTCGTACGAGACGACGCTGGCCTGGCAGGCGCTCCAGTCGACGGTGAGGCAGAGGGGCGGTGCGCCACAGCCGGCCAGCGCGAGCAACGTGATGAGCTTCTTCATGGTGTCTCCAGTGAAAGGCGGTACAGCTCCGACTCCATCGCGGCAAGGGCGTAGCTCGAGGTGTTTTGTCATGCCGCCCTCCGACGCTTCCGGTCGAGCAGCTTCCCGTCGACGCTCCGCGGCTCAGGCCCCGCGACTACCTCGAGGGTGTGGCCCAGTACGACCAGGTCGGCGCGCAGCAACTCGGCGCCCTTCACCCCGCCGTAGAGGCACGACCAGGTGGTGGGCAGCTCCGCGAGCTCGACCTCGTCGCAGGCGCGCAGCTGCTCGAGCCGCCGGGCGTGGGGCAGGTCGCAGTGGGGGCAGAGCTGCGCCTCCAGCGTGGCGGCGAGCAGGCGTTGGACCTTGAGCGCCGTCTTGGCCATCACGTAGCGCTTGGCGATCTGCAGCGCCGGCACCTTCGCCTCCGAGCCGAGCGCGGCCGCGATGGCCGTCTTCGTGAGGCCCAGGCTGAGCAGCTCGCGGATGGCGGCGGCTGTTTCCCGGTCGGAGACGAGCGCGCCGTCAGCTCGGGCGCCCACGTCGACGGCGAGGATGCGGCGCTCGGTGCGCGCGCGGATGCGCTGCTTCGCCCCGACGCGCACGGCGGTCAGCACGGAGAGGGCGACGTCGGAGGCCTCGGCGACCGCGCGCTTCCCGACGCCCGCCTTCGACAGGGTCAGCAGGTGGGCGCGAGCTTGGGAGGCGTCGACCAGCGGGTTGGCGTCGCCCCGGATTACCGCCAGTGCGCGCGTGTGCGCGTACTCGCGGTTGGCCCGGCGGCAGTCCTCGCAGCGGCAGCCGGAGACGTAGCGGGCGCGGTTGCCGTGCGGCCAGTCGCCGCGGTAGGTGCCGATGCCGCTCATCGGTTGCACCTCAGGCACAGATACTGGTGCCCGCGGAAATAGATGGGCGTGCCGTCGGCGTTGCGCCCGATGGGCTGCTGCAGCACGCGCCGGGACACCCGCTTGCCGCATTGGTTGCAGCGCGGCTTCTGGTAGCACTTGCGGCAGACAACCTGAGCGGGGGTCGGCCGCGTGTCGAGGTCGAGTGGAACGCCGGTCGCGCCGCAGGTCTCGCAGGCAGGCTGCGGGAGGAAGCTGCGGCCGCAGAACCGACAGTGGTCCTTCTGGGTGCGGCTGCAGCAGACACCGGTGACGGAGATGCCGCTCATGCCGCCCTCCCGCGCCGGCGCCGGCGGTAGGCAGCGCCCGCGGCGTGCCCGGCCTTCGCGGCCTCGAAGTGCTCGAGCCCCTCAACCCGCTTCTCGACGTAGGTGCGCGCCGCGATGACCGTGTCCCACGCGGTGCCCCACTCGGGACGCTCGCCCTGGCAGACCATCTGGCCGTCGGGCGCGTAGAGCGCCCACGGGTGGTGCGCCGTCGGGTGCCCGCAGTGCTCGATGTACCAGTCGGCCGTCTCGTGGAGAAACCTCCGGTTCAGCCCAGTGCCCCAGGCGATCCAGCCGCCCTTGGCGACGTGCCCGTTCTTCAGCAGGAGCACTCGGAGCGGGGCCTTGCCGGGGGAGCGTGCCGCGCGCTCGCGTGCGGTGCTCACGCGACCTCGAGATCCATCGGGCCGGGCCGGCCGCCGAGCGTCTCGTGGTACTCCTCCCGCGCCTTGTTGCACGCCTCGGTCATCAGCTCGTCGGCGATGCGCACCGAGACGGAGACCGACCCGCTCTCGACGTAGGCCACGGCGGCCGCGTCGACTACCTGCCGCAGCGGCAGGTCCGGCATCATCGCGTTGATGAGCCGGTCCAGCATGGCCGCCAACTGCACCAGGTCGGCGTAGATGCGCTCGGCCCGGTAAGCGCGGACCCCGAATGTTTCCTTCGGCTCCTCGGTCAGCGCCGCCCCGAAGGAGACCGACAGCTCCACCAGCAACGTGTCCTCGGAACCTGCCCTGCTCACCAGCTGCGCCATCGTGACCTCCCGGTTGGCGGGGCGACCCTGCGCCGCCCCGTGTATGAGAGAACTAATAGGATTCTGGTGGAACGTCAAGACCTACCGCCCGGCCCTCGCCCGCTGCCCTGCCCGGGTGCGCGGTACCGGGTCGAAGAAGCCGGGGTTCTCCCGCGCGTACGCCCTGAAGGCGGCGCGTCTCGCCATGCGCTCGGTCGGCGCCGCCGGCAGGTAGCCCAACTCGCACGCGCGCAGCCAGGTGACGAAGACGGTCCTCGCGCACGCCGGGCAGAAGTCCTGCTCGGCCCGGGGCGAGACAGCGCACGCGGCGCACAGCGGCTGGTCGCACCCGTCGCAGAGGAGCGTCGAGGGCAGCTTCGGGTGGGTGCACGACGCGCACGGCTTCGCGCGCTTCTGGCCGCGTGTGCAGGCGATTGCAACGCCTCCGCCGGGGAGGTCGAGTCGCGTGCACGTCATCGCGGCCACCTCCGAGTGAGGCAGACCTCGCCCGGCTCCAGCTTCGGGGCAGGCGGCCGCCGACTTGGGTGCGCGTGGACCACGATGGCTGACGGGAAGGGGGCCGAGTCGCCCTCGTCGCCATCGGCGCCCATACCCTCAAAGCAGATTCTCTCTGGGTAGAAGTGCACGCCGGTGACGAGGCCCTGCCAGCGGAGCCAGAGCACGCCGCCCTCCGGGTCGAACTCGGAGCGGAGCAACTTCCCGGCCGCGCCGTCCGTCGACATCACGTACCGGCGGAACCACTCGGCGTCCACGCGCGCCGGCAGCAGCATCACCACGAGCGCGCGCTCCTCCATCGCTGAGTCCCGGGCCTTCTCGATCCACTGCCCGATGCCGCGCCCATAGGGGCAGTTGAGGTACCCGGTCTCAGCGGCCCAGCTCTTCGTGAGCGCGTTGTCCTGGGGCGAGAAGAACCGCGCGTGCTTCGCGTTGGAGGGCAGAGCGGCGAGGTCGATGGTGAAGCCGAACTGCCGGTCAAGCAGATCGAATAGGGGCCACGGCGTGCCCCACGTCGAGGTCTTCGAGCTGACCAGCGCGGACAGGTTGCGCCTCACCGCCGCACCGTAGTCCCGGCCCGCATCACCGATGCCGCGACCTGGTGCTTCACGAGGTCGCCCAACCCCGACTCGCGCAGCACGGCGCCCGCGCACGCCGACGCGACCGCCTTGGCCAGCGCCTTCTCGTGCTCCTCGACCAGCACCGCCATCTCGCGTTGCTCTTGCGCACGCCGCCGCATGAGCTGCTCCTCGGTCGCGACGAAGACGGCGAACTTCCGGCTGATGCCCTGCGCCAGCGAGACGTCGCCGGCCAGCCAGCCCGTGCCCAGCTCCTTCCGGGCCTCCTCGAGCTCGCGCGCGGAGACGGCGGCAGCGGTCTGAGCCGTGACCAGGTCGACGCGCACCGCCACCAGCTCGGCGCGAAGCTGCTCGAGATCCTCCAGCATCAGCGCAGCCCTGGCCGCGTCCTCCCGCGCGAGGCCCGGCGAACAACTCGGGCACCCAAAGCCGCCACAGCGAAGGCATGTTGGGTCGCTCATTGGACGACCTCCCCGTCCTCGTCGCCTTCGTCGTCCGCCTCGTCGATGGCGCCGGCGCCGGCCGCCGCGGTCACCTTCACCGCCGCGTCGCGCTCAGTGAGGGTCAGCACCAGCGGCGGGTTGGCCGTCTCGTCGCGGTAGATGGTGACGCCGTGCGCCTTCGCGAGCTGCACCAGCTTCTCCTTCGCCGCCTGCACCTCCGTCCGCGCCGAGACCCACGCGTCGCGCTTCTCGGCGTAGTGCTCCATGGCCGCGTCCAGTTCCGCGATGGTCTTCCGCTCCGTGCCTGGCAACTCGGCCTGCTTCGCTCGCTTGGCCATCACGGCACCGCCTTCGGCTCTGGCGCCGGGGCGCGCGCGAGGTTCGGCACGTCGACCGGCGCGGTCGGAGCGGGCTCATCCATCTCGCGACGACCATCAAGGAGCTCTCGGAGCGTCACGCCAACGCCGCGCGGCCCCCACGGAATCGGCGGGATCAGATGCGGCACGCCGACCTGGTGGAACTCCGACAGAGACACCTTGCGCTGCTCGGCCACCGCCGGAGGCCACGCCCAACGGTCTGCAAATTCCAACAGCCGCTCGAGGTGGTCGCCCAACTGCCCGGCCTCCACCGGCGTCAGGTCCGCCACCGCGCACCTCTGCATCACCCGCATCCTGTGCAGCCACTCCCTTGCCGTCGTCATCGTCCTGCCTCCCTGTTCTGTGTTGGTTGAATGAGGGCATCGAACCCTCGCCACGACTGCCACATCGCGAGGCAGATCGGACAGACGTCATGCTGGTCCGGCCACGCCTCGTTGCCTCGACACACGCACCTCGACGAGTCCCCGCACGCCGACTCGTCGTCCTCGCCGTGGAACCAGTGCATCAGCGCCGGCCGCCTCGTCCTCGACACCGTCGAGCGCCCCCATCCCGTCATCGTTCCAGCCTCTCCTTCGCCTGCCTCCACGCGCGGTGCAGCATCCGCTGCTCCTCCTCCCGCCGGCGGCGCGTCTCCCTGTCGGACGCCAGCCGCACCACCACCACGAGCACGCCGAGCACGAAGGGCAGCGCGACGCAGCAACTCGCCAGGATCTCCCAGTTCCACGTCATGTCGGCGCTCCGTAGCGGTCGACCGCGATGGGCGTGAAGGTGGCACGCACTCCGGGCGCCTGGCCGTCGACGATGCGCCGCACCAGCGCGTACTCGGCCACCTGCTCGTCATCCTCGAAGATGACCCCGTTGAGCGCGTCGAAGTACACCTTGAGCCTGTCGTCGAGGTCGCAGCCCGCGCGCTCCATCGCCACCACGGCCGAGAAGCGCAGCATCACGTCCTTCGGGAAGGGCCGAATGCCATCGATGACCGCGGCGGTCCGCACCGCCTCTGCGTAGGCCTTCGCCTCGGCCGACTTGTAGACCTGCGCGCTGAAGCGCCCTTTGCCGATCGGAATCGCCCGGGCCTTGAAGACCCGGTTCCATGAAGGCGGCAGCGGGCACCAGAAGACGAGCGCGGCGAGGCGCGCAGGCGTCGGAGCGGGCATCGGCGCGCCTGTGCGCGAACCGGCGGCCGCGAGGTTGCGCTGAAGGGTGCGGACCTGGGCGGGTGTCACGAGGGCCTCCACTCGGACGCGGCGCGCGCCTCGAAGGCCTGCGCCCACCACGGCGAGGCGCAAGTGGGGTGGCAGACAGGCACAAGCCGCACCTGCTCCTCGACCGACACCGGCGAGAGCGTCGAGTGCCACCGGCACAGGTCCCGGCCGCAGGAGGTGCACGTAGTGCGCGCCGCGCGGAGACAGGCGCTGCAGATGCGGCTCACGGCGTCCGCTCCGTCGCCGCCACCGGCAACTCGTAGTCCGGGCGTTCGTTGCTCGGAGGCGTCGGCCTCGCCACCGGCGCCGACATGAGGGCCTGGGCCAGCCAGCGCATGGCCCGCGCCCGGGACTCCTTGTCGAGCGGCTCCAGCGAGTGAAAGCACTCGCGCATAGCCTGCAGCTCGTCACCGACGCTCGTCATGCGGCCCCCTTTCGCTTCGCCGCCTTCGCCGGCTGCAGGCGCAACGTGCGCAGCTCCGGCAGCTCCATCCGCTCGCCCGTCGCGGGGTTCCGCACCGTGCGCGCCTTCCGCGACGCAGGCCTGAACAGGCCGAACTGCGGCACGTGCACCTTCTCGCCCGCGAGGCACCGCCGGGCGATGGCGGCGAAAACCGCCTCGACCAGCTCGTGCGTCCCCAGCAGCGACATGGTCGACCCGGCGCGCTCGGCCGTCTTGCGTGCCTCGACCACCACGTCCTCGATCGGCACCCAGCGCACGGTCACCGGCCACCTCGCCGCACGCAGGTGTGCGCGCCCCACTGCTCCCACTCTGCGCGGACCTGCTCGCCTGACGCGCCGCAGAGCCGGCACCTGTCGTCGTGCGCCGCCTCGGCTGCGTGCGCCTTGGCCTTCTCGAGCGCCATGCGCATCGCCTCGCGTCCCCTCGGGTCCCACGTCGCAAACGACTCCTCGTGTGTCACGAGAGCACCGCCTTCGGAGAGCCAGAGTGCAATCGCGTGCACTCCGCTCGAACCTGCTCGCGCGTCGGCAGCAGCGGGATGCCCGTCTCCTTCAAGAACTCCTCGAGCGAGTACTGCGCGTCGGACTCCCGCGCGTACGCCCCGTCTAGGATGAGCGCGACCGCCCAGCCTCCGCCCGGCAACTGCACCTTCGTCAGCCGCGCTCGCCTCAGCCACTTCGTCAGCCTCTCGATGCCCATCGCTTCCCCTCTCGTGGTCATTCGTTGGACTCCCCTGCGCTCAACGGCTCTCGACAGCCCGGGCGCGCGCTGCCGCCTGGCCCAACAGCAGCACAACATCCGCCCGCTTCCGCTCTGGCTCCTCCAGCCAGGTCGCAAGGTCCAGCGGCCCCTCCATGCGCAGCCGCTCGACCAGCGCAGCCTCCGCCGCAATGTGCTCGGCGCCCGACGTCACGGAGGCCTGCAGCGCGTCGAACAGGCAGAAGCGATTGATGCCCTCGGCTCGGTGATCGCAGACGAACCCGTCGGCATCGAGACTGAGGGGCTCGCTCCACCCGCCCGCGATCTGGCGCCGCGCCTGCTCGAGCACCTCACTCAGCACTGGGCACCTCCAGCAAGAGCGCTGCTTGCGCCTCCGGCTCGACCGGTTTCAGCTTCGCGGCCTCCGCCGTCGCCTTGTCGGCGGCGCGGAGCGCCAGGCGCTTCTTGCGCAGCCGCTCGGACTCCGCGCCCTTCTCATCCAACTTCGTCGCGCGCTCGGCGGCGCGCTCGGCCTGGAGGTTCACCTTCGCGCCCTCGCGCGGGTCGATGAGGCCGGCCATCTTGAGCCGAGCGAACTCCACTGTGACGCCGCCGGGCCCGAGCTCGTTGGCCTTGCCCGTGGTGCAGCGGATGGCCTCGCCCTTCGCCCAGAGCCCGAAGAAGAGCCGGGCGCGGCGAGCGAGCGCCTGGCCTCCAGCGAGGTCGCTGTAGGTGGGGATCTCCCCGGGCCGCACTGTGCCGACCGTGTGCGCGATGAGGCCGATGGGGAGTTGCTCCCGCATGCCGAAGTTCCGCAGCCGGCGGCCCAACTCGCCGATGGCCTCGTGGTACTGCTCCGTGCGGCCCCGGTTGGCGAAGTCGACCTCGGTGAGGTTGTCGACGTAGATGCCCGCCACGTTGTGCCGCACCCGCATCGAGGCGGCCCGAGCCACCAGTTCGCTCGGCGTGATGGTGTCATGGCGGTACACGTGCAGACGGCGCAGGAGTGGGTGCATCGCCTCCGCACTGCGCTCGGTAGCGTCGCGTTGCTCCGGCGTGCGCTTTGCCCAGCCCACCTCGCGCAGCAGCATCCCGGTGTCGGCGGCCATCCATCGCCGGGCGATGTGCGAGGTCCCGTCCTCGAGCCCGAAGAAGCCCAGGTGGAGCTCCGGGTCCGCCTCGAGCTGGGCGCGAATCATCGAGTCGAGGACCGCGGTCTTGCCCACGCCCGGGGCGCTGGCGAAGACGGTGAGGCCGGGCGGCAGCCCGCCGATCTCCGCGTCGAGGATGGCGATGCGCGTAGGCAGCAGCCGCGACTTGCCGGTCTTCTCGGCCGTGTCCCAGCCGTCCTGCAGCTCGAGCACGTCCCCCGAGGCGTCCTCGTCGGGCGCGGTGTCGCGCTGGAGTTGGTCGACCAGTGCCTCGAGCGCCGTAGCCGTCCGGGCCGGGTTGAACGCGCCGGTGCGGAGCGCGCGCACCTGGGCCTCGAGCGCCGTGGCCAGCGCCCCGGCGCGCACCATGAGGCGCAGGTCCTCGGCGACGTGCCGGAAGGTCTCGCGGGTCAGCAGGTTGCTGTGCGTGAGGTCGATGAGGGCTTGCACCTGGCCGTCGGTGAACCACTTCGCGCGCAGGCCTGCGCTGCCGACCGTCTCGGCCGATACCGGCTCGCGGCGCTCGGCGCGCTTCCGGGCGATGAGCCAGGCCTTCCGGTGCAGCTCGCCAGCAAAGTCCTCGCCGGCCAGCCCGAGCGCCTCGAAGTCGGCGATGAGCAGCCCGAGGTCGAGGGCGGCGCCCACCACGCGCGCCTCGAGTTCGCTCACCTGCGGCAGGGCCCGGGGGAGTTGCAGGACGTCGGCGTTCAATGGACGCCCTCTGCGGGCTCAGCCGGTTCTTCGATGATGCCCCGCCACTGCTTCTCGGTGATGAATGCCCCCCACGGATAGGGCGTGCGCGGCTTGCCCTCGCGGTCGACGCACGAAGCCCAGTAGGGAACCTCGAGCCAGGCGCACATCATGTTGGCCAGGCGGTTGTCGACCTGCTCCTCGGTGAGGTCGGGCCAGAGCTTGACCCACTGCGCGAGGGTGGCGGCTGAGCGCCCCCAGTCGGGCGGATCGTCGGGTGGAGCCACGGCCATCTCGAGGCCGCCGACCTCCGGTCCCATGGTGAGCTTGTCGCGGCGCTGTCCCTGGAACTCCTCCCAGAGCCGCGCGATGCGGCTGGGTGGGCGAACCGGCACGGGCTTCGGAGGCACCCCAGGCAGTTGCTCCTGCTTCGCCTTTCGCTTCTTGCCGGCCGCCGCCGTCCCTCCCTGCTCCCTGCTCCCCTCCCTGCTCCCTTCCTCTCCCTGATCCTCTCCCTGATCCTCACACGAGGCCTCGCGAGCGGCCGGGGGGGTGGCTCGCGAGCCCTCGCGAGTGGGTGTTTCTAGGTCTCGCGAGCCCTCGCGAGGATTCGCGAGTTTGATTCCGCTGGGTTGCGTAAACGGAGGCGGTGAGGGCAGTCGGGAGGCCGAGGGGCGGTCGATTCGCTGGTGTCGAGACCAACCCGTCACCCAGCCGTAGCTGCTCCCGTCGGCCTCGTAGAGCTGCACGGAACCCTCCGCGAGAAGCTCGGCGAGCGCCCGGTTGATGGTCTCCAGGCCGTCGGCGTCATACGGGAGGAGCTGGCCGGCGAGGTAGCGCGGGTCGGCCCGGAACCGGCCGTCATCGTCGGCGCAGGTCCAGAGGCCGATGAAGACCAGCCGCGTGTCGCGGGAGCAGCGCGAGAGCGATTCCGACACCCAGAACTCGGGTTTGACCGATCGAATGCGTGGCATGTCGGTGGGTCAGGAGACGGCGGGCAGCTCGGCGGGGACCGCGGGGGCCGCTTCGGCCTTCTTCTTCGCCCGGGGCTTCCGCGGCACGCCGACCGGCTTCGCGCGCGGCTGCGCCGGCACCACGGTGATGTCGGTGCGCGCCACCCAGCTGTCGATCTGCACCGTCCGGCGGCCCTTGATGACGAGGCCCCGCGCGCGCAGGCGCCGGAAGAAGAGGGACGGGTTCTTCACGCCCACGGCCTTGGCCAGGTCGCGCTGAGTCCAGTCCCAGGGCTCGTTCTCCCGGGCGGCGATCCACTTCAGCGCCGCCGCCTCGTGCGCGTCGACGAAGGCGATCGGCCGGGTGCCCGCGAGCACCTCAGCGCCGGCCTGCATCTCGGCGATGGCTTGCTCCACCGTGAGGCCGTGGGAGGCCGCATAGGCCTCGACCGCGACCGACAACCCGGCGACCCCGGCGCTCACCGCGCACCCCCGACGATGCCGCCGCGACCGACCAGGCGCTCCACCGTCTCCCGCAGCGCCTCTCTCAGGAGCCTGTTGGCTTCTCCACCAGAAAGCCGCTGGACTCCTCCCTGACGGCTCTCAGAAAGCTGCACGGTGATGCTGGGCATTCCCCCGGCCTTCTCCAGCTGCGCCTTGACCTGTGACTTCTTCACGTGATCCTCCCCCGCTCGAGGGTGACCGCGGCCTCCGTCCCGTTCCGCTTGCCTCTACCGGAGGGCTGGTGCTACGCACTCGCACGCGAAACGCCGGTAACTCGGCGCTACAGCGTGCGGTGGTAGCTCAGTTGGTAGAGCACGAGCTTCCCAAGAAAACGGCCGCGTATTCGAGCTAGTGCGCGCGACATACATGGACGCCCGCGCAGCTGTCAACAACTTCCCTTCATCAGCCGGGAAGGCGCCACTTCGATAGCTCGCGCCTCATCATCTCATCTGACGGATGCGTGTAGATACCCTGCGTGGTGCCGTGGACCGAGTGGCCCAGGGCGAGTGAGACGCAGAGCGGATCGGCCCCGGCCCGGTGGTGGAAGGTGGCAGCCATGTGCCGCAAGTCGTACCAGCGGACCCGGCGCACCTCGGGGACGGGCCAGAAGGCGAAGCCGCAGCTGCAGCGGTGGCCCAGCGCCACGGGCGGGCCGCCGACCTCGACGTGGCCGCAGCGCCGGCACTTGTAGGTGATGCTCACCACGCCGACGAGCGCGGCAGCCATCGCGGTCCGCAGCACCCGGGTCAGTTTGGTGTCCGCCCGTTGGCGCTCACCGCCCTCGCCGCCGAAGACGAGCTCGCCCGGAGCACCCTCGACGGCGTGGAGGAGATCACCGGCCACAGCAGGGACGATGGGCACGGTGCGCTCGCGGCCCGTCTTCGTCTGGTCGCGCCCGTGGCTGCGGTGGACCAGCACCACCCCACGCTTGAAGTCGACGTCCTCACGGCGGAGCGCGAGCAGCTCGCCGGTGCGCAGGCCCAGGTGGAGCGCGATGCGGAACAGCGGCCGGCGGTGGGCCGGAAGCTTCGCCTGGACGGCGCCGAGCTCAGCCAGGTCGAGCAGCTCGTACTTGGGCCGCGTCTCCTTCGCGCGCCTCACCAGCTTGAAGGGGTTGGCCGAGTGCCACCGGCGCGCCCGCAAGGCCTCGTCGACGACCTTCCGTCCAGCGCCGAGAACCTTGTTGCGCGAGCTGGCTGAGAGGGTCGGTGCAAGCGCGTGCAACGCCTCCTCGATGCCGGCTGCGGTGAGCGTCTCCTCGTCGTCAAGGAACAGTGGCAGGAGGTGCCGCACCAGGCGTGCCTCGGCATCAGGCGCGACGCGGAGGGGCTGTACCTTGGCGAGCCAGGCGTCAGCGAGCTCTCCGAACATCGGGCGCTCGAGGGGCGGCTTCTCGGGTTGGCCCACGGCGGCGGCGAACTGCAACGCCAACTGCGAGAGCTGCTCAGGCGACAGCTCTACCGCTACCCGCTCCGACTCCTCCCGACGGACAACGCGCACACCCGACTCCGGTGGTTCCACGGTCGTCTCGACCGGCGGCTCGCCCCACCCGGCGAACGGGAGCGTCCTACCAGAGGGGTCTGACATTCGAGAACCCTCCCCTCGGTGTGCCTACTTCTTCGCGCGCTGGGCGGCCTCGAGTGCAGCTCGCTCCGTCTCCCGGGAGCGGACGGCGAAGGCGAGCAGTTCGACGATGTACGGGGAGAGCTTCTTGAAGCCGTCGATCGCCGCGTTGCGCTTGAGGGCCTCCATGAGGCTCTTCGGCCCGTAGAAGTTGATGGTCTGTGCCTCGCCCTCGAGCAGCGGGTCCTTCGGTCGCAGTACGGTCATGGAGCATCTCTCTATCACCTTTCTCAGAAACTAATAATCGCCCGGCCCTTGACGGTGCAGGAAAATCCTATTAGTAATCCGCCAGACGGTCCAAACGGGGCCGCGACCGGGAGGTCACACATGGCGTTGTCGAAGGAACAGTTGGAGGAGAGGCGGAGCGGCATCACCGCCTCGGAGATTGGCGTGCTGGCGGGGTTGAGCAGGTGGAGCACCCCGGTGGCAATCTTCGAGGAGAAGATGGGCGTGGTCGTCCCGCGCGAGGGCGGCCTGGCCACGGAGTTGGGCGACCTGCTCGAGGAGCCCGTTGCGAAGTTGTACCGCGCGAAGACGGGACTGCACCTGGCGAAGTCGCGGACGCTGCGGCACCCAGTGCAAGCGATTGCATTGGCGACGCCCGACCGCATCGCCTTCGACCAGAAGCGCAGCACGCGCGCCTGGGTGGCGGACCCGGTCGAGTGCGGGAGCGCGAACCGGAACGTCGAGGTGAAGACCACCAGCTGGCGGATGAGGCACGAGTGGGGCGAGCCGGGGACCGACCAGGTGCCCGAGACGTACCTCGCGCAGGTGACGTGGCAGATGGCCGTCACCGGCCTGCGCACCACCGACGTGGCGGTGCTCTTCGACAAGGACGAGTTCGCCATCTACACGGTGC